AGCAGCAATCGCAGCCGTATCAACAGCATTATCAGCTAATTCACTAGAACCAACAGCATTTGCAGCAATTTGTGTAGCAGTTATTGTATTATCAGCAATTTTGGCGGCAGTTACTGCATTATCAGCTAACTTTCCTGTAGTAATATTCAAATCTGTAACTTTTGCAGTTGTTACTGCGTTTGTTGCAATAGCTGCGGTATCTACTGCATTATCAGCAAGTTCTGATGCTCCAACGGCATTAGCAGCAATGTGACCAGAAGTGATCGTATCAGAAGCGATCTTTGCACCTGTTACAGCAGTACTAGCAATAGCAGCAGTATCTACTGCATTATCTGCTAATTCATTTGCAGTTACAGCATTATTAGCAATTTGAGTTGCAGTGATGCTTGCACTTGTAATCTTCGCTCCAGGAATATCACCATCACTAAAATTAGTTTTAGCAAAAGTAATAGCACTATCAGCTATTTTTGCAGTTGTAACTGCTGTATCTGCTAATTTAACTGTTGTTACGTTTAAATCTGTTATCGCTGCTGTATCTACCGCATTGTCCGCAAGCTCACTTGAACCTATGGCATTTGCTGCTATCTGTGTAGCTGTGATCGTATCGTTTACTAATTTTGAACCAGTTATAGTTGCATCTGTAATTTTTGCATTAGTAACGGCACTATCGGCTAAAGTAGCAGTAACAATTTGTCCTACAGACAGAGGATAGCTAAGTGCTGTAGCTGGTATAGACGCATTATCTACTAATCCAAAAGCACCCTGTACAAAGTTTTTTGCAGTTATTTTTTTCGTTTCTGTTGCACTAACATCAGCAACCGCAATCGGGTCTGTTGCTTGCAGTTGAGCTGAACCTAATTCTGGTAATTGTGTAATCTGTAGATCAGCCATGTCAAGTCACTTTTAAGTACATCATAAATCTTATTTTAAGGATCTTCAAGTAAAATACCTTCTCCATCCTCTTGCAATATCTTATCACTACTTTCTAATAACAAGAATGATGGTGGTACTCCATTATGTAATCTAATTTCACCATTAGTTATAAACTCTATTCGTGCCTCTACTAAACCACCAGCAGGTACATTAATAGCAACATTAGTAACAACACACATTGATTGATACCAAACACTGTTTATAGATTGACTTGGATCGTGATAAACATAAAATCTTCCTTCAAAATCTGCTCCCTGCTGCATACGTACCAATAATTGACTTAAATAAACAGGAAACTCAGGGCTTGGAAAAGTTGTATCATTTTGAAAATTTCTATGTTGCCATATTGTCTGTATTGTTCCCTGTCCTGATATAAGACCATTTTCATATTGCCTTCTAAATTCTTCTCCTAAATTTGTAACATCAACAGTATCTCTTGTTGTTGTAATTTCAAATTCAGTAATTTTTGCAAGCGGTCTAAATCTAGTATTTCTGGTGCGAATTAATATATTTTTTGTAGAAGATGGTGCGGTTAATGTAAGTGCATCTGTTATTTCACCAGCTAAAGCAGATGAAAAAGTGTCATATAACCTAATCCCACCCATATCATCAATATGAATATATTTACGAAGATCAGGAAAACTATGACCAAATAGTAATTCTAAATTACTTCCATCAACTGTTTCTATTTCAATTTGATCTCCTGTAATTATTGATCCATTTACATTTTCAACAGAAAATCTTTTTTTCGTTGTATTTACATCAGCAGGGTTTAAGGATGTTCCTATTTCAGAATTTAAGGCATCACGTTTTAACTCAATAAAACCTGTAGATCCAAAATATATAGACATTTATAAAACTAAACCAGATGGTGCTCCATGTGCTTCGAAACTAATATCTGCTGCAAATACTTCGCCTATAGTACTCGTCATGCTTATGCTAGTTGGTATTGCCGAAAATTCAATAAACCTACCATTAGCAGTACCATCTTTTATTCTCAGTTTCAGCGTAACGTAAGAACTTTCAGCATTGACACCATCTCCTCCTCCAGTTCCACCTTTTATTACCTCATTAATAAGAGTGGTTAATCTTCCAGAACCGCTACCACTACTGTCTTGGTAATAATAAATACTAGCACTACCTGTATAACTTCTAGTACCATGAATAATTGTTCTATCAGTATCTTCTAATGAAACAGTTTCTAAGACCGCTTGATTAAATGTAAAAGACCAAGACCTCACTTTGGCAGCTTTAGTACCATTTACTAATAATTCACCATCTTGTCCTGAATAAAAGCCAGCCATTGTTTTAATTAATTTTTAAATACATTCTAATCCCCATCGAGGCAGGCGACAAATTTACATTGCACATTAGATCTATTTGGTCTGACACTTGTAACTGTTGGAGGACCATCAAATCTATATCTTAACAGAAGTTTTCCAGTACCATCACTTGCTCTTACTTTATCAAATAAAACACTGTCTGTTGTGGGAGGAAGAGTAATCCCTGCTAATGCGTCACCACCATGAAATTCAAGATAATCATAATCAGAATTGACATCTTCATAGGTATTTAAAATTTCATTAACTTCTGAATCTGTAATATTTGTAAATCCTAAAGTTAATTTTGCATCTACTTGTTTATTACCATATCTAATAACAGTTTTAGCACCATTCTGTGCAACAAATTCAGTTTGTGGATATCTTCCAGGTGTAAAACTTCTAGAAGAAGGCTTTATAGTTGGAAAGTTTCTTTTATTTGCCATTATATACTTGTAAAATCACTATCATCATAATTTATTGTAGCAAGAGTTCCATCAGATAAAAGAGGTGCATGACTTGCTGATACTTCTATCAACCCTTCATCTGTATATGTAATAGATTCAACTTTATATAATCTATTAGATTCACTTGTTTGTTTTACAGTAAAAACGGCTCCAAATAAATTAGAATTAGTTGTTGTGCCGTTAGCAATAACAGTAAGTTTTGCTTCTTTTACTTCTTGTGTTCCTGGCTTCCAATAATAAATAGGCGTGTCACTTAAAGTACTATTACCAACACTTTGCACAAGTCCATCAGGAGAAATAACACCATTTTCAAATCTACTGGTATGAGTAGCTTCTGAAATAAATCTTATATAACTTCCAGGTCGCAATCCTAACGCTGCTTGAGGAGTAGTTTCAAACTTTATACCATGATCTACCGTTTTTCTTATCATCAATGCGTGTTGTAGAAATTCTACAGCATGACTTTCGTTAGTACAAAAATCAGACATATCAAATACTTCTATAGGAAATTTTTCTTGAATTATATTTTCATCATCAGTTGCAGTTGTAAAAGTTTTTGAGAGTGTTTCAGAAAAACCATTTGCTATTTCTTTTCTAAAATAAACCGTTCCAATAAAGTTTTGACGTTCTTCAGGTGATAAAAAACTAACTTTTAAATTCCTTGTATTACCATCAGTAAATAAAGCTCGAACGTGTGGTTTTGATGTTCTTTTTATTGTAAAAGTATCAGAATTAAACGGAACAGAAGGAAATAGTGAGAACTTACCACCAAGGATTGTAAAGTCTAATAAATTAAATATTGCATTTTGGTAGACAAATTCTCTTATATTTTGTTTATCAGTAATAACACCATCCCAATAAAAATGATTTGCTTCGCAGAATTTAGCAGCAATTGTCATTCTATCTTTATCAACAGCACTAACACCAATTGAGTCCGCTAATCCAAAACGGTTCTCAGTTAATAACGCATATACTATTTCTGGAAATAAATTAGTCGCACCAGTTGTATCATCTATTAATCTTTTAACTTTTATACCTTGCTTAATATATGCCGAAAATTGTGAAAAGCTATTCCATTCTTTTGAACTAGCAAGACGTAAGGCAACATTAGCAATACCAGCTTGCTCAAATTCATAAGGAATATCTCGGCCTAAATTACTTTGTTCATTTACATAAACAATTTCATGTTCTGGTCCGTCTTGATGGCTACTACGTTCTGCATCATATTGGTAATAATCTGTAACAGCATCAAAAGGATTTAGATTTTTACCACCAGGCCAAGGTGGAGATACAAATTCACTAAAATCAGTGACAATATTAATATTATTTACACCTGGAAAATTACCAACCGAAGGGATTCCTATAAGATCAGTATCTTTATAACCGCTACCTCTTTGATTTATTTCCCAAACAGCACCAGCGTAAGAATTATCTGTCGGATTTAAATATACTTTTATGTTAACGGTAAGACCAGAACCACTACCGCTAGTATTTGTTGAAATATTTGTATGAACAGTGGGATCTACATCAGCTTCCTTCATCTCATATTTAATCATTCCATAATATTTTCCTTTTTTTAAAGGTTGTCTCCTTCTTGTTTGTTCAACAACAAAAGGTCCAACACCAAATCTAAAACCATCACGATCTATATATGGCTGTTTATAAGGATCGCCTACTGTAATACTATTACTTCTTAAAGGATCATTTACTGCTCTATTTCTATTGCCAATATATTCATTCCAATGAGGATGATTTTTTTGATTTCCCCATTGCCAAGCACTACCACCAGTAGCTTGATAGTGAATTTTTGCAGTTTGCCTACCACTTGTTAAGTCACTTTCTGATGGTGTTCTTCTATCTACCTCTACCCATCTTGTTGATCTTGGAATAAATCCATTTGTGCTTTCCAATATTTTATTAACTTTTCCTCCATCAGTATCCGTTGGCAAATCTCCTAAATACCATTCTGTGTTTGAGACATCTCCACTTCTTAATGTTACTTCAGATCCTTGAAAATATATATCAAATTTTTGTTCAGTTGTTTTCACATCATAAGTTAATAACTCACCAGAAGCACTTAACATTCTTAGTGGTCTTTGATCTACAAAAATTCTTTGAATTAAATTGCCAGGATAAGGTACAAACCTAAATTCAAATTCTTTTTTAGGAGTACTGTAATGATTAATTCTTATGAAATTATATTGAGGTTGAGGTGAATTTCCTTTAATTCCAAAAGGTTTTCCATCATCTATAAAACTCCAATCAGTTTCGTCAATACCTGCTACTCTTGCTTGTAATCTAAAAAAACTATATCTTGTAAG